GCAACAGGAATATCGCTGCCAGTAATTGCTCGATACTCAACCGCACCACCAGCACTTGTAGGGCCAGCCAAGAACTGATTGGCTGCAGACGTGTCATTAACAACTGCCGCGATCGTAACTGCACCGCTTGTGGTCGTAGCCGTGATGTCGATGACACCAACGGTGCTGCCAGAAACGGTATTGATTGAACCGCTTGCTTTTAAGTTGAGCCAAGCTGAGCCGTTCCAGCAATAAAGAGAGTTGTCGTCTGTATCAACAGCAAGCTGACCTGTAAAAGCACCAGAGCCAGGCAGCGTCGTGACTAGATCGACGGTGGATTCGTTAGCAAGCTTCGCAGCCGTGATCTGGTCATCACCAATCTTGGCAGTCGTGATCGCTGAATCGGCAACGGCTGCTGTAGCAATGTCACCTGCAGCAAAAAGAATTTTCGCGCCAGGGATCGTATCGTCACTGATTAAGGTGACGCCATTGGCGACCAAATCCCCAACCGTCAGCTTTTTGGTCTCGCTAGCGCTGCTATCGACGACAGCGACCAGATCCCCAGTGGCTAAAGCAGAGCCAGCAAGCGCATTAAGCTCACTAATTTTTAAGTCAGCCATGGGCGGCTAGCTCCCTGTTAAGAGTCCTGCTGTAACAGCAGTTTAGCGCTGCTGTCTTGGTTCAAGCGTATGTCACCAGAGTCCTCTTGCAATAGAGCGTCGCCAGCAGCCTGCAACTTCATCCGCAAGGTCAAATCGCCTGTTGTGACAAAATCAGCCGTAATTTGCACAGCGCTGTCAGGCGTGAACTGGATTGCAGCCGCTGTAATGATGCCCTGAACGTTCCACCAAACCTCGTCGTTTCGTTGCGCTGGAACGCCGCCAGGATTGTATTCAGCTTTCTTAATGTAAAATCGACCATTAAAATTACTGCCAACCTTCGTGCGATGAGCTAGCTCATATAAATACATCGGCAATTCTTGCGACTCATTGCCTGTGTATTCCCAAAAGGCGGTGATACGACCAGAGCCTGAAATCAAGGTGTTGACTCTTGACCGAAACTCATCTGACAAAACTGTTGTGTCTACAGTTTCACGTTCAGTATTGATCTCAAAGCTGCTGACTTGCGCAAGAACACGCGGAGCAAAACTCTCAACCTTCACCTCAATCGGAATAGCATTGCCCGGCGTGGCTAAAGCCACAGCGTTCGCCGTACCACCATTAACAGCATGGGCAAAGCTGTCGTAAAGCCTGATGCCGTCTAGCTCGTCAACATGAATAAATCTCTTTGTGCCTGAATCCGTGAAGCCGTTGATGAAATCAAGAGCGCTGCCATCAGTGCTTGTAATTTCAACCTGATCGCCAGTTATCAGCTGACCATGCTCAAAATCAAAACTAAAACGTTTGCGCGTTGCGTTGACATCAGCAACATCAATCGTTGATTTCAACGTGCCGCCGTTAAAGACACGCTGCAGTTCAACCTCACCCTGAGTACCAAGATAAACCGTCATGAGATCGTCACGGTTGACAAGACACCAGTACCTTGGAACGCAATCTCAGCTCTAACTACATCGCCAGTGGCCGCACCAATGGTTGCACTGGTTATGTAAGCGTTGAGCTTAATGTCGTTGTTATCCGTTCCATCAACCCAGCGGAACGTCAGCTCAACCGTGTCGCTGCTGCTAACACCTTCGTTGCCGGTTTTGTAGAGCTTGTTCAGCAGATCTGTGGTGTTAAAAGTACCGTCGTCTTCTTTGTAGTACAACAACGTGGCGCTGCCGCTATAGCCGACGACGCCAGGAACATAAACACGGATATGCTCGTTCAGCGTTGTCGTCTCAAGCGTTTCCAGGTTTGACGACAGCTGAAAATTAACGACCTTGGCGAGGGTCGTTCCACCGAGCTGCATTACGCCATCTCTGCCGGTGTAGACCTTTGCCATCAGATCACGCCAATCAGATTCACTGTAACAGTGCTAATCCCAGGTCGCACCTGGACAATCTGCGGCGGGCCTTCATATCTGTACTGGGCTTGGCTACCGGAAGTAGAAGCAGTCGTTGTCGCAGCAGGCGTATTTGCTTGGCCACCCATCCCAGAGTGAACAGAGCAGTAGTAATACAGCGTTGGCGCTCCAGTCGCTACCTGAATCCTCGTGTAAGAACCAGCTTGCCCAGGCGTTCCAAATGTCGTTACGCCAGTCGTGTACTCCGTTCCACTGTTATGCGTGCCGTCGCTAGTGGTAGAAAAACGCAACGGATGACCGGCATTAGAAGCGTTCTGCTGGCTAAACAGATAGACCGTACCCTCGGTTAGCTCCAAGGTCTCTGCGTTAGAGCTGCCGCCATTGAAACGGTATTTGTTCCCGCCATCAGCAACCACAGTGACCAGATAGGTCACAGTCGGGATTTCAACGTCTGCTGGCTGCAATGAATCGCGATTGCCTGTAAATCCAGCGAAAGCCTGTTCAGCGATTTTAAAAGTTTGGAACGTCCCTTGTACTTCGTCGTAGTGATCAAGAAATAGCTCAGCATTAGGGTCGCCAATGTTGGCATAGGTCAAACTCAGCTTGACCTCAGTCCGTTCGCTGCCATACAAAATGCGCGTTTCTTGGCCGTTTTGAGCTTTGAAAACCTTGACCGGATACGTTCCAGGGTCATAGGTACGGCTAGAAGGCTTGAGGATCGGGAAAGCCATTAGGAAGGACGAACTGTGATGACTGAGGTGTCGCTTGCAATCAGCTTTGCAAGCTTGCTAACGCCATTATCGCAAGGATGCTCCGTTGCAACGATATCCACCGTGCCCTCCTCAGAGAACGTCAACTGCTCGACGACGTAGATGTTTTCCGAAACCTCCGGCCCAACAACGCTGAAAACAGTGTCGTGGAACGTGGAGTCTGAAACGTTCCCATTGCTTACGGTCATGGTTCCAGTTTCAACATCTTCAAAACCACTTTTGAAGTACGAAACGTTGTACTGACCATCAGGCATGTCCTGAACACTTGTCACCGCTCCAGCAGTGCCGACAGTCCCGTTGTTCGCGCTGTTGTAAGGGCTAGAGGTCGTTATCACTTTTATGTAAGACCCTGCTCTTAAGTTCAGACCATGCACGGTCGTTGAAAAACTGATCGTGTGTGTCACAAGATCACGAATCCCCAAAAAGTATTTGGCAATCTGTATTGCGTGTTTTTCTGAAGTGCAAAATTGAGTCAAATCAAACTGCTCGTTAGGCAAAAGGTTGATGTTGTGTATTTCCAGCTGGCCAGGCAGCTTGACTTCGACCACCTTCTCCTGCGGTAACTTATTTTTGACCTCATGCCGATAACGCATTACGGCCTTGAAAGGACGCCGTTCCTCACTTCTTAAATACTCAACCTTAAAACTGTCCTCAAGGATATTGCCCGCTGTAAAGAGTTGGTCAATAGGAACAGGGCCAAGGTTGATTTCACCGCTGTCAGGCATGTGAGGCACGGCCGGGAGCAGCGAAAACTTGCCATCCATAATCGCAAAATTGCACAAGAAGTATGGCGCTGTGTCGGAAATAAACTGACGAAGATTGCTGCGATCTCCGATGACACCATTAAAAAACAGTTTTTGCTTCTCGATAAACCTAGAGGTTTCAACAAAGTCAGCTTGGTTCACCAACGTTGGATTATTTTCATCCATCTTGAGCAACGACCCAGCGCCACCCATATTGTTTGCGAGCAGGTAGAAGACTAGATCCGTAAACAGATTGCTGGGACCGTTTGCCTGCCCGTTCACGATTGAACCGTCTTGGTCGTAAACAGTCAGATCAGGATGCAATCTTTTTACATGCAGTCCGCTGCCGAGCCAGACACGCATCTGATCAAGACTCGTAAAATTACGACTTGCCTTGAGAGACAAACCGGCAATAGTCATATTGCTATAGCCAGGAACATCAGCATTTGGAACAATTTCGTTTATGTAAACGATCGAGTGTTCAGGCTCTGAGTCATTTGATTTTTGGACCAATGATCTATAAAAACTAATGTCTGCATACTGACTTTGTTGTTCAAAAAAGGTTTCGCCAGTCAGCTCTCCCTGCGGTTCAGTCTCGCCAAGATCTCCGATGATAAATTTGAAACCTGTTTTTTCGTAAGAAGTGATGTATGGGTTGTTAGAAGAAATCGTAACCGTATCGCTGTACTCATCTCCCCTGCGCCAGTTCTCTGTTGTGTCTGAATCCTGCACGACCGTAATTGGTTCTTGTGGGTGATTCCAGCCCTTTGTTTCGCCGCTAAAATGATTAACCTGTTCCTTAACAGTTGCAGTCATCTGCACTTTAATTTTTCTTGAACCGTCTGGATAATTACGAATAATTGTCTTTGATTCTCCAATTTCTAAGTTGGCAGCGCTACCAAAAATTTCGTAATAATACGCTTGTGTTCTGCCGATTGCAGCCTCACGCCTATCAACGTCAGTGACCCTATGACGCTGACCTGAAAAAGTCATTGTTATGCCGCTTGGATGGTTAGGTACAAATGGATTTGAGCCATCAGTTGGATATGCAGACGATGAAACGCGATTATCAAGACCCCGCTTGAACTCAACAATGTCGCCGACTTGATAGCCATCAGAGCTGCCCAAAACTTCGCAACTAATAAACGCCCATGTAAAATTCACACCATTGAACTTGTGAGCGTAATGGTCATCTGACAGCCTTGTTTTGCGCACTGTCCACTTCACGACCATCCATCGCCGTCCATCACTACTTAAAACTTCTCTAGTTTGTTTTGACAGCTCGCCACCTTCGTTAATCGAGTTGCCATCGCAACTACCAAAAATCGTGTGGAAGAAAGCGCCGTTCTTGCCTCCCTGAATTGCTTCATCGTTGCCTATATTTTTTTCTCTTTGAATTGCTTCTGCCATAACAAACTCAACTTGAGTGTCCTGCGGCAAAACTATGCTGCGCGAAACAGTCTGAGGAATTGTTCTTCCACCAGGCTCAAGAGTGGTCTTAGGCTTTCTTACGAATTCCTTGTTGGTCTGTAGCTGCGATTTTTTAGTTCTCGTTCCAGCGACTACAATCCCAAACTTGCCAAGTCCTGGAACGTCTGCAGCTAAACGCAAAGGCTCTTCATCATCGTCTGACACAGATGCAGACAGACGAATAATTTCTTCGCCTAAATCAACCGACCTCAATTCAGAGCCGGGTATTGGCACGAACTTGAATTCAAGCTCTGTCGGCGGCAAGTCTTGTGGATGGACAAAACGCAGAAAGTTGTATTGATCAACAGGACGACTGCCTGTCACTGCAAAATAATGATTTATTTTTTGAAATTCAAAAGACTCTCCAGTTTCTCCTTTTCCAGCTTTACGCACAAAAACCTGGAAGAAAGAAGTTCTATGAATCGTGCCCGTATAAGTGCCAGAACGTATTGTGGTGTCCTCTTTATCAAATTCTTTCAACTCGTTAGGCGTCGGAGTGGTGTTAAAAGCACAAAGACCCTGCAGTCTTTGAAAGACTCGACTTTTAATTCCAATTTCAGTAACAACTGCTGGACGATTGTTTCTCACCAGTCCAGTAGAAATTTTGGTTACAGGGAAGAAAGCAGTACCAACGCCGCCCCTCTCAAACCCGTCTCCAATATAATCGTCAGGCGGATCAATAACCAAATCTTCGCTAACAACACCAATCTGCTGCTGCCGAGATTCGTTTATGCCAATACATTCTAAAGTAATAATCTGATTTAAGCCGTCTGTAATATCAGGATTGAACCTTGTCAGCCTACGCTTTTTAACTACCCAAAGAGTATTGCCGATAGCAAATTGCTCGCCAACCTGCATGGCATCGTCAGCTGCAAGCTGCTCAGCCTTTACTGTTTGATTGATATCATCAACTGATTCTTTTCCCCTGCCATCACCTCTATCATATAAGTCATCAGGTATTTCTTCCTTGCTTATTTTAAATAAGATATTGTCTCCCACTTGAACCGTTGGGGAAATTCTGTGCTCATTGCTATTTGGTTTAATCTCGCTATTGCCACGATTGATTTGAATAACTCCCATGCGTGGGCTGTATTGACGACCCTTGCCTTCCATATTTTGTTCGCGTATATCCTCTAGAACTTTTCTTTCATTGGCCTTAACACTTACATCTTTAGAGCCAACAATTTTTATGCGGCGCAACGTCAGGTTGAAAGCCCGCTGCCTATCAGCCTTTCTGTCTTCATCAATACTAACGATTGAAACAGTTTCATAATTAACTCTAAGGCCAGTCCCGTTTGGGATTGCACCGTAAACACCAAACTGTGTGTTATTAGCTGGCGAGTATGCGTGGCAGAAATCTGTTGTCTGATCAGCAGTATTACTGGGGCACAAAAATACGTCGTCGTCAGTGGCAACGTATTTAACGGGATCTCCTTTGTCTGGCCCGCCTGCAGTGCCTTCAATTAAATTGACTGCCCTAATTCGTGACGTGCCAGAAATAGATGTGTTTCTTTTCCAATAGACCGCAAAGAAGTCCTCATGTAAAGCGTCAAGAGCATTGTTGCCAAGAAAAATGCCTTCCAGCTCTGGCTTTTGGATGCCGTCAGGTGCAGTGTCGTCTCTGAAACCTTGCTCTCCAACAACAAACATCAGCTTGGCTGATTGCTGCGTTCCATGACTGAACATTCGCGACCAGACCAGTTTTGGCGTAACGAGCATTCCGCCAACTTTTTCAGAGCCGTTTACCTTGTAAAGACCAAAAATAATTGGAATGGGTGCGCCGTAATCTGCAAGCTCGTTCAGCGTGTCAAAGCCTCGGCTTTGCGTAAAACGGTTGCCAGCATTGACACTTCCAAGATTAAGCTGCGACTGCTTCGATGCCTCTGGCATCTTTGGCTTTGGTGTCAGCAAATATGAAACACCAGTCAGCACAAGGCTGATGGCCAAACTAATTAAATAAGGCTCAGCGCCACTTGCCTGAACGTCAGGCAAATGCTCATATTCGGCCGGACGCACCACGCCCTTGCGTCTTACCTCAGCAGCAAACTTGCGATATTCCTCTTCCGTTATGCCAATGGTCTTGATTAACTCTTTCTCGAACGGAAGCAGGGGCAGCTCGTAAACAGACGGGCCGAAGACCACTGAACCTTCTCCGACATTCGATTGACGTACAAGATTCCCGTCTGCCATGTGACTGCGAATGCCCAGGATTGCTGCGGTAGCAGCAGAATATCTCCATCATACTGAGGTCGATCAACGCGGAAACCCCAGCGCATAAGGTCTCGGCAGATCTCCCACTTACTGGCTTCGTACCAAGAC